TCCCGTAGTTTCATGGTTTACTGACCTTTACTTTTAATAAACTCCCTTTGCATCGCTGCATCTATACGTGCGCCTGTCTGTCGTTCCTGACTTGCCAACCGCTGTTGGAACTGATCGGCACGCATTCTTTGATTCTGCGCCTCAAGATTAAGCTTTGCCTGATCGTTCTGCGCATCGTTCTGTTCTGCCTGTGCTCTAAGCTGCAACTCCTTCTCCTTGAGCTGTACCAGTGGATCTGGTCCCTGACCCGAGGCCTGTTGTGATAGCTGTCTCAACTGCTGCATACCCTGCGCTACAAACTTAGCCTTAATCGCCTCCATCAGCATCTCCTGCTGTTCAGGCGCCATCGGTCCCTGATTACGCATCTCCATCATAGCCATCTCTTCGGCCTGTATCTGCACGTGTTCTATACAATGCTTCTGTAGAGCCATAGCCAATGCCGGCATACCGCCAATCATAGGGGACGCTCCAAACACTAAATGCGCCATAATGTGGGACTCATGGTCTTGTCCCTGAAATGCTTTTAACACCACCATATCCATGACATCTATGTTTTCTTGTGCAGGATCTTTTGGAGTAGGCTCTTCATCGGGCACACGCTTCATAATCCTATCGGTATCCTTCACCCCCAAGGCATCATACATATCACGGTACACCTCATACATATTATGCAAGTCAGGTGCGGCTCCTGCTAACTGTAGCTTCGTTTGCGCTAACGCAATCCTTTGTGCCTGCGAAAAGACATTTGGGTCCGATACAGGAACAACATCCACTCTATCATCAAAGTCTGTCGCTTTAACCGCACTATCCTCGCCTTCAACAGAATAGGGATATTCACCGGGTAAACTCTCGCTCATCACCCTTGATAGGATCTTAAACTCTAATCGCATCGCATAATGCAAGCGCTTATGCACCGCGCTCATCACCCGTGAGCCCTGTTCCAATAATGCTATAGTTGTGCCTACAGCAGCCTGCTGATTGCCGTCACCGACCTTCATATCCGTGATGGTGGCAAATCTACGTCCTGCATCGACAACAAACCCCAGTAATTGAAACAATGTTGAATCAGGACCTTTAAATGGCAGCGGCATCAGGCTGTCACGAATAGCCCCTCCGGGAGCGTCCACATCGCGGAACTCACCGGGCTGAAGCGGATCATCGTCGTCCCTGATCCGTAGTCCACGGGCTTTGAAACCCGCAGGAAGATTGGACAACGTACCGGCGTCGATTAGCTGCCTCAGTGCCGCTGTGGCGGTTCGTGACAACCCGCCAATCGTGTGAATAAGTCCTAACCCATAAAAACCAAAACCGGGTAGAAACTTATAGTGCACAAAATACTGTATCTTGCGCTTCATATCATCATCTTCACGATAATTACGGCGTATGGACAATATCTGCCCATTATCCTGACTAATTGTCACCACATACGGCACTTTTATGCCTGTTGGCTCCCCGTCTTCATCTTTCTCTTCATAGCCCTCAATGTCCAAATCAACATGACATTCCAACAAAGTACAGTCATAATCTATCTGAGAGGGCGTCATACCATCAATTCTATTGATTTCATCGCTTACAGAATCGCCCTCAGACTGCCCCGGAAGCACCGGAATATCCAGATAAAACCCTGATATTTGCTTCTTTCTGAGCTCATTTAGCGATATTCGCAGTGTTTGCGTAATATTTGGGCACGTTTCAAGGTCTGATGTCTCATATGGCACCACTAAATGCTCTGCCGGCACGAATTTTGATACTGCTCGGCCCATATTTTCGTCGTAATACACCTTTTTAAACGTAGAACCGGCCAAAGGCAGATAAAATAGCATCTGATCGAGCTCTGGTGTGTATTCTTCCATCACATTTGTAATGTAATAGTTCATAAATTGCCGTACACGCTGCGATTGTTGCTGTTTATCGCGGGTTTCTGCCCCAACTATGGCTGTTCGGACGGGTCCCGAGGCCGGAAGTAGCTCATTAAACGCCTGTGCCTGAAATTGTGTCGCTGCTTCAGCCAAAAGTGGGTGCGTTACCCCTGAAGAACCTCTAAACGGCTGTGTTCTTTCTTCATAATTAAACCCTAACAGCTCCAAACCATTAGCATAGGCGTCTTCCCACTCCTGACGACTGGCTTTATTAGCATCAAACTCGCTTAAAAGCTCTCCTGCAATGCGTCCAAGCTCTCTATCGGGCATTTCTTCGGCTAAATTAGCATAAAAATCATCACTTGTGCCTCTTTGATCCATCGGTTCAAAGTCTACAGTCACACCCCCGTCATCTTCCGCAGTAATCTCTATGTCCATGTTCTCCGCTTCGACGTCCATATCTAATGTCGCCATAGGCTCCATACTGCCGGGGACCTCTAGCTCTACCTCAGCGGCCAGATCTTCGGGATCAAGCTGTGATGGTATTCCTTTTTCTATAGCCATAGTGACTCCTTTTGGTTACCCTACCATAAACGATTGATAAGCGCCAATACCTTTTGGACCCTTGAACATATCGCGTGCTATGTCAGACAAGCCTGCGATACCGCCCTTTGCTTTTTTCTCAACTTTTTTCGGAAGATTTATAGTATACGATAAAAGCTGTTTATCGCCTATCATAGCGCCTTTTCTAAATTGTCTAGGGGTATCTAATATTATTAACTCTTCTTCAGCAGGATTACCTACAAACTTTACATCGTCAATATCAATAAGTTTTTCAGTAACAACCTTTTTTTGATCTTTTAACTTCTGTAATCCCGCCTGCTCCATCATGGCTAATGTCTCTGGATCTTTAGTACCAAAAAGTTGTAGCTCTGTATAATTCTCCACTCTTCTTACAGGAATTTTACCGGAAGGAAATGTTCGTTTTAACATCCCTTTCATTGCTGCTTCATACGCAGGATAATCCTCATCTGTAATGGCCTCTATCAAAGCATTTCTATCGTTTTTAAAAGTATAACGATTTAGTTTTTTACCTAATTCAGGAAACTCTAAAAGGGCCCCCTCTTCATCCATAGCTTCAAATAAGGTGTCTATATCTTTTTTTGTGGTAGTGCCAGAAGGAAACATTTTCGGAAAATTCTTTGTTTCCCTTATGAAATTCTCAAGCTCATTGAAACTTGCGCTGTCACCAAATTTATCAGTAGCGTCTTCTATCCTTTTAGTTTTTCTTTTATCTTTTCTCTCAAAATCAGTAATTAAATCGTCAGTTTTACGAGTGGCAGACTCCGAAACGTAAAAATCATCGGGGTTATCTAAAAAATTTTTTGGTGGCGGATCACCTTCGTTTCTTAGTAATTTTTTGTAGAAGCCGTTACTATCTAAACCTATCCCTCTGTCTTTAAATACTTTATCAAGCAAAGGTCCATACTCTTTTGACCGCAAAGGATCTCCCGCTCCTTTGTGTGCAGAAAAGTTTTTTTGATTATACAAATCCGCTAAATCGTTTTTTGGTAATTTAATAAGATCATCGTAGTTTTTACCTTTTAAAAAATCATCCAAAACTTTGTTATACTCGACAGTCTTTGCGTCTAGTTGCTTAGTGCTAAGTTTTTCGCCTTTTTTTGTTTTTTTAATCAAAGACTCAATCATAAAATCTGAAAGCTCACTAGCCAAAACTCGACTTTTAGCTATTATTGCACTGCTAGAAAGCGCTGTCTTGCCAACCTTTGCTACTCCCGGAGTAGCAATAACATCGCCCACATTTTTTAAAACAGGAGGCACCATAGTGGTAGCCGCGACAGCAACTGGAGCTGCTTTAAGAAAATCTCTTCTTGATAAATCTACACCCCCCGCACTGGGTTGCGGTAAATTAACTTTTTTTCTTTTAGTCAATTGCTGTACTAACTTACTGGCAGGAACTAAGGATAGTAAAGCCTCACTCGACAGCATACCCGTAACGCCTGCCGCATACTCATCTTTAGGAATTGATTCAAGATCTTTGTACGTGCCTACGTTACCCTCTGCCATTAAATCCTTAAACATCTGGGACCCGCCAACAGGATTTTCAGAAAAAGGCTTCATGCCTTGCTTGCCCGGTAAAAGATTTAAAAGAACAGGCGCATAGTTAACCATGTCAACTGGAAAGCCCAAAAGATTAGCAATCCCCGTATTTGCTCCTTTTACGAAAGCTTTTGCTTTTTTCTTATCGCGTTCTGTAAACAGATCCGTCATCAGTAGTACGCTCTTACCTGCACGTTGTTGTCATCCTCATCCCAATCGTCCGTTGGTAGCTGCACAAAATTACCCTGACGATACCGCATCAAAGCCTGTGTCATACTATCCACAAGGTCATCATACTCCCCATTTGGAAAAGCTGCAACCTCCTCTATCATCTCATCCGCAAACTTTGTGTCTGGTGCGTACACCATGCCTGCTTCGAAAAGCACCGATACAGAGTGCACGCGCGTCACCTTATCATTACCTTTACTCGGTGTAAAGTTAACAACAGGTATACCCATGTTCCGTAGTTCGTGGGTCAAGGGCAGCCCCGTTGCTTTCGCTTCTATTATAATCGTATCCGGCTCCCAATACTTATATTGCTCCAACGCTACCTGCTTCAACTCAGGAAAGTCCCACCTGTCTTTCTGACTATCAAGAAGTATCAACGCCGGGGGACCCCCTGCTTCTTCCGGATAAAATACACCCCATGTCGTTATCGCACTATAGTCCGATGTCTCGCGTTTCGTGAACGCCGTATCATAACTCTGTATCACATACTCAAGATTGGGTACATTCTCTTTGTCCCACTTCTGCCACCACTCACGCGGTATGATCGCATTCTCTTCACCCGTCGGATTCTGCTGATACTGCGCATTCCACTTACTGGGCGGTATTGAAGCGCGTACCGCCGTCAGATCATCGAGGCTCCAGAACTCAGGCCAACAGGGTGATCCATCCTCAAATATCGCCGGTAACTCTACAACCTCCCACTGGTCCGCTAACTCATCTTTTGCCATCGCACGCATCAACTGTCCCGTCATATCCTTCTCGGACCATCTTGTCTGCACCAAAACAATACTGCCGCCCGGCTGTAGTCTCTGTCGGGGGCCCCCAGTGTACCAGTCCCACGCATCGTCAAAACCCGTATTGGACATTGCTGTCTGCTCCGAGTGCGGATCATCTATAATCACCAAGTCTCCACCACGACCCGCTAAGTTCGAACCAACACCCACCGCATAATACATACCACCCGATGTCGTGTCCCAACGACCAGATGCTTTACTGTCCGCCGACAGATTAACCGACGGAAAGATATCCTTATAGTCCTCACTATCTATAAGGTTCTTGGTCTTACGACCAAAGTTTACCGCCAACTCCGTGGTGTGCGTCGCTTGAATAATCTTCATCTTAGGATTCTTACCCATCATCCACGCCGGAAACAAAAAGCTTGCAAACTCCGACTTTGTGTGTCTTGGCGCCATGTTAATAATCAAACGCTTCAGCTCACCGCGTGCCACACGCTCTAACTTCTCCGCAATAATCTTATGGTGCCGACCCGCAATAAAATCAGGCCACATATTTTTTACAAAAATTAAAAAGTCCTCCTGACACCTTTCGTGCTTCTCTAATTGTGCCAGTCTAAGTTTAAGCTTGGCCTCCTGTTCTGAAACATCCATCAGGGGGCCCCTACAATCTTAAAAAACATATCGTCCCAACGAAACGGCTGCATACAGTGAAACTCCGGCTTCTTATCTTTCAACCCGTCCATCTTCAAATCTACTGCATCTTCTGCCTTAAACAAAAACATTTCCGCACGCTCCGACGGCTTCTTCTGCTTCTTAATCAATATCCAACACGAGGCGTGTTTGTGTTTCGTGAGCCACGATACCTGCGACGGGCGCAGATCTACTTTGTCCGTCGTCGTAAATTTGAGCTCAACAAAATGAAAACAACCATGGGTATCACAGAGGAGGACGTCTGGGATTCCGGCTCCGACCCAGTTTTCAATTCGCGTTAGCGACAGCTTTCGACTTACTCTTTGCGCCGCTTCCTTCACTTGTTTGTAAAAGCCGCTCTCCTTCTTCACGGCTATCGTTATCCTCTTCTGGGGTGATGTCGATTGTGACTGGGGCATAACTCTCCTTTATCTCCTTCAATGCTTTCATAACTTCTTCCTTAGACATACTGTCTATGCTCCCGTGTCGTATCTCGGATTTATTAACATATATATCACCCTGCGCCATACCCCGACGAAACTCTGCCTGCACCGCGGCCGAGTAGGCCCCATTTGCCAATGCCTCGTCCCGGATACGCTGTAAATCCCTCACGTGTCGCGAAAACGTAATACTATACTTTTCATCCAGAGCCCGACGATACTCTCTGATCGCATGAACAACATGAGGCGAGATATGTTGGTTCGTTAACTCATACGCACGTGTATGCGCACTCGTTGCGCTGTACCCGGCATTCTCTGCGGCTTCGCGCATAGTTATCTGCCCGTCCTTGCTAACCAGTTCGCGGACAAACAGCTCCTGCTTGCGTGTCAAAGGGGTTTTTATCGTGGCGGG